TTGCACAATATTCATTTTTCGAGTAATTTTCTAAAATAATAAAGTTACAAACGGCAATAAACGTGACTATAAAAATCAAATAGATTGCTACCCAACAGATTTATTTAAACAATGTTAAAAACCCCTAGAAATAGGGGAAAAGACATTTTCTAAATAAATATAGTCATTTTTCTGTTGGGTATCACCAGCCTCTCCTCTTTAAAAGAGATTAGGGTGAACCTATTTCTAGGGGGGTGATTAAAGTTTAATCACCACCGGGGGGGTTCCTATCAAGAAACCAAACTGAAAATCTTCAGCCACAGCTCTGTACAAAATCCTTTCGGCGGTTGACGAAGCATTAGACTGAATATAAGCACAACGCTGAAGACGTGGATCTCCCTTCCCTCCCGGTACGGGTGTGATCGTACAGAAGTTCGTAGGCACCATAGGATATTGATTATAATATGGCACCTCGAACTCCAAACAACCATCCCGCATCGGAACGTTAGGAATATTACCGTCCTGCGTATGTCCACCAATAGTGGACGAGGATGAGACAAGGGATATCGTAGGATCCTGGTTTTCGACTTTACCCATATAAACTCTTTCGAGTAAATCATTGGATTCCGAAGTACCCAGATAAAACGCCTTGATTCTCATTCCCCCTCGCATAAAAGCGAAGAGAGATGAGAAGCAAGAGTAATAGTCTGAGTAAACTCCGGCAACATCGATACCAGAAGCATCCGATAAGCTACATTTAACAACGTACGGAGAGATAACAACATTACCCAAATCGAGAACTCCTATAGGTTGAAAGCGCTTAAGAAGTTGGCGAGCAGAAACAATAGTTTCGCCCACACAACCAAGCGCATCAACAGGATTACTCGAATATTGGGTATTAAACAGTTGCACTGGTGAATCGTTACCCATCTGTACATCTTCCCTGCCAACATCCATTTGTGCATTCGTTTTCTTGATAGAAGTTGGGCCGGATCCATGATCAACATAAACCAAAGTTCCAGCCACACGCCTAGGCACGTGAAAAGCGATATCATCACCTCCAGCCTTTTCAACAATGACATTTACTGTGTCAGAGACTAAGGTAGAGGGGGTGACGAGTTCGTTCAACACGGTGATAACAACAACGGAATGTGCAGGAGCAATAGGAACAGCATTGTTACTAGAACCCCCGCCTGTTGGCATCATAGGCGCATTAAAGGTGTAAGGTACGGAAAATTCAAATTCAGACTTCTCTTTCAAATCAATAATGTAAGATTTACATTTATTAGCATCAAAAGCCAAAACCGTAGCTCCAGTTATTCCCATAGGAACAATGGAGACACGGAGACGGCCAGAATGAAATTTAGTCTTAACAAAGCGAAGTTTGAACTTGATTGATCCGGACCAAAAATCAAACATCCGCGCTATAAAAGCGAGGTGTGTGAAGATCCACGTATCAGTGTAATCTTTATACTGTTGGAGCTTTCCAACAGGACACACAGGAGTCGAGTATAAAACCGTATCCGCTGTTTGAGTCGTCGTAAAATCAAAAGATTCATAATAATTCGGCGTACCCGCGATGTAAGCTAATGACATCTCATCAACATTTGAACCAAAAATGGCATCATTGCTGATAGAATTGGTAGCATCCATCGCGAGGCGCTTACTCATATCAATCCCATTGAAATTAGGAACATTTCGAGCCGTAGAAATCTGTATCGGCTCAGCCAGTTTTTCCGTCAAGGGTTTTGAAAACCCAAACGCTGACGCCAAACTCCCGGCGACCCCAGCCACCGCAGCAATAGGTGCTGCGAAGGTTGAGACCCCCGGGATATTGGATGCCAACGTTGCGATAGAACCAACTGCCCGAGCCGCTCCAGATATAGTACCTCCCGAAGCTGACTTCTCACCTTTAATATTTGCTTGCGCAAAAGTCTTGACAAAGCTGCCGCCTTCTTCAGGTAATGGGACAATGTAAGGCTTCACTCCAGTAGGTAGATTAATCTCTACATTTTCGAAGTGAGCCCACACAGATCCACCAATACCTGTTCCAGTACCGCCAGCTAACTTGCCATAAACAGTTGCCACAACAGTGCCTATCGACCATTCCTCATGTATTAAATTTAAATGTGACATAGGTGCCACAAATGGAAGCCGAATAGTCATAGATTGGGACTGCGCAAGATCGATATCCACGCGTGGAAAACCAGTCTTTGAAGTAAGATGCTGAGAAGCAGGATCAGATGTCTTCGTAAATCGATAAGGAATGAAATACAAAAGCAACCGACCCTGCTGAAATTTCTGGGCATTAACGTTGACCCGAAGCACCATCTCTCCCCGAAACCAAGTAAATCCTCTAATCTTCTCGAAAACAGCAGGCTGTTTCAAGAGATCATTAGGAAAATTGATAACGAAGAGATCAGTGTTAGGGGTCATCGAAGCTAACCAGATAAAATTCATCAGCTTCATAGGTCTAGACAAGAAATCCACGACAGTGTGTTCTCGACCCTCTCTAGCTGAACCGGCATACTTTTCAGGCATACCGGTAGGCATGGCGAGAGTACCTGCCTCCACGCTCCCTTCATCTTCGAAGGTTACGATCTCAATTTCCTCAACCACAGTTGGAGCATCAGTTCCTTCAGTAGCGAGTTCTGCCATTTTTCAACCGGGTATTTCACCCTGCGTTGACACTCACACATTCACGCACGCAAGCAGACAGATGTGTAGTTTTACGTCATACACAGGACGGTGCCTAAGTAGTTAATCTGCGAAGGTTTTTGGGCACAGGGCGTTATGTATCTAGACATTTCCCGTACGTGCTCGCCGTGTTAACGCCCCTCTTTATAAGGCGGGACTCCGGACTAACCAACCATTTCACTACTTAGAATTTTGGCACCAAGAAATACTTGGTGCAATCCATTTTCTGATAAGTATCATAAGTTTCATACACTACCTTAGCTGATCCTTGCAGGACCTTAGCAGCTAGTTCAAACCAACCTATGTACTTATTGAAAGTGGTGCGGGTGTGCTGAGCTAACTCATACACGGCCATCTCCAAAGTCTGAGCACAGACCGAATGATGGTCCTCCTTTCCTCGGACCCATTGTGCCATTTCTAACACAGTGTCCAAGGAAAGAGGGGCCTTCCAACGGAAAGTCTCATCATCGAAGACAAACTCGCGTTTGAGAAAACTGGTGGTAGCGAGAGTTTTACACCTCACAGCAACACCCTTATGCTCATCAGTAAAAGTAAAACCGATAGTAGCAAAAGCTTCAGCAATCGAAAATCCATTAAAGAAATCAAGAGCCTCGAGGGTCACGTTAATATCAACATCGTCCCCATAATCAACAAGAGAAACATGTTTGTTAAACTGTGCCATACCATAATAAACGGTATTCACAGTAATAATCATCCACACAATTCTTATCAACAATGAGACGATAAGAGAATTAATAATGACCGTCAAGGGATTTCCACTGGGTTGCGATTGATTCCACGTATATACTTTATCTCGATTTATATGAACCGAATGAGCAATCTCGCTAAACAGAACGTAAACTGCGATCTTTTCTTGAGGAGTTAAATCCATCATACCAGATAAGATGTCACAAACTGCCCACAGTAAAACTGCAAGCAAAGCGCCATCAAATCCTGAGAAATCACCACCAATAATACTAGTGCCTTTTTGCATTAGTTTCTTGACAATTTTCTCCCAGTCGGTAGAATAAACATTCACTCCAACACAGCTTTCGAAACGGATTCGGTTCTCCATTATGTGAGCAACGACAGGTAAAAAATACTGGCGTATTGCGACATTAAATGTCATCTCACCAACAGAGAAGAGACGTGTTTTCCCCGCGGCTACGCGAGAAAGATCTCTAAGCTCATCCTTGAGAGTATCAACCCAGTAAGTGGGTATCCGCTCACCAAAAAGAGCTTTAACCATACGACGATTGTAAGCCATTGTAAACTCAATATCATCTAAAATCCATTTCTCGTTCTGCCCAAGCCATTGTTCTTTTCCACGACCACGAAATCGTTGATGTATCCACGGGTAACCAGGAGAGCTCCTTCGAGCTAAACTGGTTATCCATGGATCACCATCAATTCCGCAAATCGCTTCTTCGAGAGTTAGCGGCTTGAAACTTCTCTCTGTAGGTGTTCTTAGCATTCGAGCCACATCTTGCACACAAGCATCTAGTATTTCACTATCAATATACGAGGGTGCAACATCCGCTTTCTTCATTGCCAGACGCATAGGATCAACATACGCGCCCTCTGCGTTGATAAACGGACATAGTTTAGCTGGGGCTCTCTTATTCTTAACAATCATTTCACCAATTGGTGAAGGTACGATAGATGATTTAGTACCTCCAAAAATAGGATCTTTGATTCTACCAAGAGTACAAAAATGTGAGCCTAACGACTCCATTGTCACAAGATATGATTCACACCTTGAATCAGGCACTGGAAAACACTGAACTTTCGTTGGTTTTAACAGCGGATCGTCCGGAAGGGCGATTACTGCATCCATAACGATTTCAGTTTTCAAAATTGCCATCATCAAAGCTTCAATCATCTCCTGTGACACTGGAGTCGCATTGCCCTGGTAATTAGTGTCCGGTTGCCCCGAACAATGAATTCCAACAATCTTTCGAATATGTTGCGGATTCATTGATAGGAGCACATATCCACACTCACCAGGACGCGTCTCAATATTGTACTCAAAGTGGTCACGAATAAGTTCCGTTCGTCCTTGTACACCTACGGATTCCGACATATCCAAGATCCTATCGGAAGAACGTACATTTTCTGTAATATACGTCCTCCCGGTAATATCTCGTTCAGGAGGGAATCCGACCAACACAGCTTTACGCAAATCAGTGAAGCGTTGGAAATCTTCACCAGTCATGAAATGTTTCACGATATCTGCGTGTTGTCGAATACTCCGAGGGAAACTAATTATTGCACAGTCACGATAGCGATAAGCGCTATCTACTAAACTGTTGTCCAAAATTGCATAATTAATGTCCTTCGTAGCAACGACTACTCCTTCCTGGCAACTGGGGTTTCTAATCCTGATGAATTCCTTCGACCTGAGGACATACAGCGTATGACGATTTGTCAACGCTAAACGTCCCCTGATGAAGATAATATTCAAAAGGTGTCTCCAATCACCATCGACTGTGGGAATCTCCAATTTGTACATACTTCCGTATAACAACTTAGCTTGAAGATGCACACAGTTCTCGTCTACCATCGCTTGTCCAAAGGTTCGTCTTATAGATTCGATAATTGCGGGGGGGGGATTTTGAAAATCAGTAGCGTTTCCAGTCTTGACCTGTTGAGGTTCAATCACGGGCAGTTTAGGGACTGCACCCGAGGGACTCGCTTCCTGATTAATAAAATTGTGTGCTTTCAAATACGCATCAGTATTCACACCTTTTCCATCGTAGAAATCTTTCCACTTCTGGATATCTGAGGTGCTTACATTCTTACGCCACTTCTCAACTTCTTCGTCGTCGCGCGCATTGAAACCCCAACACGGCGGTGCTGGTACATCAGGATCTCCATCTGGTGTTCCTTTTGCTAATCCTCCTAGCAAATGCATAAAAGATAATCCTGACATCTCTGGATTCGTCTCATCAATTTTTTTCCCAATCATTGGGGAGAAAAATACATCTGGCTGCACTTCCACACTAGATTCATCAACTGGGCTCTTCGTCTTCAAGAAAAACTGTCTCACGGGGGTAAACAAACCTTCTCCTTCAACCTTAACTACTAACTCTGGGGGGGGGGTCTCCATCTGTACCATTAATTCTGGGATCTCTCCTTTCTGTGCTTTCGAAAAATAAGAAAACCATGACTCCTTCACAGTTTTCAAGGGGGCATTTCCGGGTCTGAAATTAGGGTATGCATTCTCTTTAACGGTCCTAACAGGGGCACTGCTAGGCTTCACTTGATAAGGTGAAGACTCCGTATCGCATAGTGGTATATCATTAGCTTTAGTCCCACTCTCTTTCCACGCATCTTTCAAAAAATGCTTCACCGAAGATATCAATGAAGTGATTAAATTGCGGAAAAAGAATGTTACTAATAAGGACAATAAAAGGGAAATCATTGCAGTGACTACTCTCGTTCTTTGATACTGCTCATCAGTCATCACGTCAGTTTGTTCCATCGTAGTATCTGCAGCAGTAGGAAACGACACATCGTAGGGATTGTCAATTAAAGTAAATTTAGTATTATTCCATAGTCTCTTCAACAAATTCTGACATTTACGACTACAAGGGATGGGACAACATCTACGAAAAACTATCCTAGCTTCCTTATTCAACATGTGCCAAAAACATCTAACAAAAACATCTACTGAATCCTCACGCGCCCGAGTGGCATAGTGATACGCAACATGTTGAGCCCAAATGAAATCCGCTGATCTCAAATTAGAAACTGACATACACTCAGCATAGCGAAGAGCCGCTATCTGTCTAACTCCAACAGGGGGGGCATCCAACTGATCCGGATGAAGCACCGGAATCGGCAAATCTGCATAATCATACATATTTACATGGGTACGATTGGGAATAACATCGGTGTGACCAAATATCATATTTCTTGCCTTATTCAACCACTGCAAACCAAAACTCCCATCACAAACGACATGAAGAAGACGCAAAGTGGATTCCAAATCCTCTTCTTCAACCTTGCATCCTGTTCAACAATTTCGACAACAGCATTTTCTGATGCATCACACTTATAATGCTCAAAACTCCATTGAAAACCATCTCGTGCAACCTCATAATGAGACTTAATCAAACGCTCTCCTTGATGAATTCTCTGACGCATCACACCTACTGGCATTGGTCTCAGCTCCACTTCCGCTGCAATTTGTTCTTGCGTGTCAATTATGTCAGCCTCCTGCCAACTTGCATGCGGTATTTGATCATCGATAACTTCCCCAGTCTTCACGCGAATTCGTTCTTCTGGTTTCTTCTCTGCCTTTCGTTCAAGAATCCTCTTTCGTCTCGATGTCTCTTCAGCTTCTGAAATTTTGTCATTCTTCAAACAACTTACACGTGCCATAGTTTCATGCTTCTCTTGAGGACCATAACATCCACCATTACCACATTCAAAATCCATCTGAGCACGTGTATAAGTATCTCCCTCATACTCCTGTAAATCTCCCTGACTTATAGCAGCACGATACAAAGCCTCTGCTCCTTCACGACCTTGACGATAACGACGAACTACATTCACCAAATCCATCAAATAATAAACCTTCTCTGGATGATAACGACTAATGTCTTTAAATTCCTCCATCGACATATAACCAGCAATTTCACCTGAATCCTTTTCATACAATACAACATTTCCTGTTCGCACATCAATCGCCGGCACTGGTTTTCCAAATCGATCAATAGCTCCATTCACTCGCGGTCTAACAACAACCTCCCTTCTTAAATTCAAAAAGGGAATACTCTCCACATTCATCTGTGCTTGGACTCTTGGTAATTCAAATTCATCTCGTGGACGTGACATATAATCTCCCATCTTCTTCAATAAGATACGATTCTTCTTCAAATTCGCGGAATCAGTTCTAAGAACAATCTCCATAAATTGTTTATATGTCAAATTCTTATGCGACCACTGAGTTGGAGGATTTGACTGTTCCTCTTTTTCCACAATATCAAATAAATATGGATCCGTCAAATCTGAATCTTCTTGCATCAACTCATCAATTCTGAACTTTCCATCGTCCGGTCCTCCAATAACCTGTATTCCATAATCCGGATTCACGTGTACCTTCACTCGTAAATTGCACCTCTTCCTAACAGCTTCCGGATAGGTAATTGAATTCATCTCATACCATGGCAAATTGGATGTCAAAACAATCGCCTCTGCGTTGAAAAACGTTGTTGCCTTCGAAGACATATCCGCCATATGTAGTGGATACGGTGCATTATTCCCTGCATAAATCAACTCCAATAACTCCGGATTTGCATCACCTGGAACGTCTTTCTTCTGACACCAATCATCATAAATACACATCAAATGAGCAACCGTCATTCCATCCCAGAAATTTTGATCAACTTTCCTCAAATAAACTTTCGAATTGTAATCATTCTGTGTAAAGAAACCTCTAGCTCTCAACAAATCCGAACACATCGCCGTTGTTAACACTGATTTGCCCGTTCCAGAGGCACCAAACAACTGCACCACTATCGGATTAATCCTCGGCTTCATATAACCCGCACCTGAATTATGGGCCATATCTCTAATACGCGCTGCGGCAATCATATAAGTTCTAAATGTCTCCTGCTTCTTCATCGGATACTTCAATGCATCATACTCCTGAGCAATCAACAAGCCTCTCTGATAAATTGCATCCGCTTTATACTGATACTCCGCATCATGACGAATCTTCACTGAACTTTCAAGCTTCATCATCTCCTGAACATCCTCTTGCCACTGTTTAACCGAATTGAAAACATTATACTGCTCATCAGTATAACCCAACACGTGCTTCTTAAAACCCAAAATAACTGAATCACACATCTTTGTTCCAAAATCCTGAATCTCCGACGCACTCCTAACAGTACCTGGTAAATGTTTAATCCTAGACATAATCTCATCAATCGTTTTCTTTCCGGGTAATTTTCTCATAACCAAAACAGTAAGCAACGCAAATCCAATTCCACCAATATACGACAAAACTCCTTGTATATTGAATTCCCTAAAATGTTTGAACAGATCTTCATGTTCATCATCAGCTTGAGCATTTGTATACCAACGCGTTCTCTCTGGTACTCCTGATTTTAAAAGATTGTATATTTTAGTAAACATACTAGAAAGAAAATGACCGATAGTACCGGCCATTCCAAGAGAGGAAGCAACGTTAGCACAACAAAGAGAAACAGTCATTGGATCATGGATATTCTTAATTGCAATGGCAATTATAGATCCAAATTGAACAATCTTCTCAAGGATTGTATCAGTGGTGGGGAAAGCGGCTTTCACCTGTTCGATAATAGGTGTAAATAAGTCAATTTTAATTGTCGGCATAGACATAGCCTGCGCTGACGTTTGTTTGATGAATTGAGGAACATCACTAACCTGAGCATTTTGGGAAACACTCAAAACCTTTGATTGAGATACCATAAAGGTGTCGGAACGCATAGACCGAAAATTTAAAGACATCAAGCTAGGTCCATTAAAGCTTAATCACAAGATGCCCGTGCTAATATTAAGCGCACTCACACAATCACACTTCACATACATACGCATACTTAACTCTACGACCATTTATTTTTCCTTATAAATCAACTTTGAAAGTTGGTCTTTACCAATCTAACAACAAAGAGAAGTACTTAGATCAAAACTTAACGCTGTGAATATCAATATGAACAATATTCACAATTAAAGAGTAATAATACAACAACTTATAACATACTGTAGATGATTGTAACGTACAAATAAGTCGAGGTGAATATGACAAACAATAATGAATATTAATGAAAATGATAAAGGTTTTGTTGTTTGGACTTTTATTTTTAAATAGTATAACATTTCTTTAAACGGAAGCAATTTATCTGAAAGAGATAAATCCTAATAGCCTTAATCCGTAGAAATATCAGTGCTCTAAAAAAACAACCTAAAACGGTTGATAAACGCGTGCATGGGGGTCCAAC